CAACCCTTCGATCGCCTCCAGCCCCCACTCAAGGTACGCCCGGTCGATTTCCGCCTTCAGCGCCGCTGCTTCGATGTGTTCGCGGAGGTCCGCGCTCGCGTCCAGAAACTCAATTTTCCGCCCGATCTCCCGGATCCGTCGCGCCAGATCAATCCGCCGTCCCAACGTCATCCGCGCAACGCGGAACCGCACCCCCGCGCAGCTCTCCGCCTCGAACCACACGCTCGCCGCCCAGCGATTAACCGAAGGCGATGTACAGCTCATCGTCCACCGTCCCCTGTGCCCGGCTGTTCTGAAATTTCCATTGCAGCCGTGTGTCGCGATCGTCGAACTCTGGTACCTCCGGCACCATCGCCGGCATGTACGCCCCGAATAACTGCCCCGTCTGTTCGCCCAACTGGACCATCACGCTGATGGGCGACCGCTGCCGCGCTGCCTGGTACAACGCCTTGGTCTGCGCGTCGTCCTGCTCGAAGATACTGAAGCTCAGTGTCACCTCACGCGCCCCGCCTTGAATGCAACGGGAAAAATCGCTGCCGAATTCGTGCAGCCTCTGAGCGATTTGGTTATCCAGCGTCAGCTCCGCCGCGGTCAGCGTAAAGAACCGCAGCGGCGTCGCCCCCATCCATACCTGTCCCAGATGCCCCGGCACGATCGTGTAATCGAATCCCAGCGTGCTCGGTTCGGTTGGAAACTGCGTCAACCCGCCGTCCCCGCTCGCGAAGCTCACGCTGTCGATCAGGTCCCTCCCCGGCCCGCGGAAATCGAACTCCTGGAAGTCTCCGTTCACCTTCACCCGCATCTTGTCGATCCCCGCGCCCGTCACGATCCTCTGCACCGCATCGCTCGGATCCCAGTAATCGAAGATGCTCACACTGCCCAGGTCCTGGGCCGGCTCGTAGGTGGCCGTCGCCGTCACCGCCGACCCCGCGGTCAGACTCGTAAACGGAGCGTTGACGAACAACGTCGTCGAGTCCTGCACCGCCGCTACGAACCGCATCTCATCCTGAAACGCGATCCCCTGCCCCGGAGCCAGCCCGTGCGGCGCGTTGAACTGCAGTTGCGTCTGATTCGTGACCGATTGAATCGTGACGCCCGCGAACAGCATCGGAGCCCCCCCCAGCGCCGCTTGAAACAGCGGCCCGTGCGATGGCGGAGCCGACGTATCGGTCCACGCTGTCATGAACGTGCTCAGCTCGTAGCTCACGGTCCGGCGGATGCGGTTCGGCAAGCCCGCGAACGTCCGGCTGCCGGTTTTGTCGCGGCGCCCCGTCTGCACCGGAACCTGCTTGGCCCCCAGCTTCACCAGCGAAATTCGGTTCTGCTCCGTGATCGCTGGAACCTGCCCGTAGCTCCCCTCCAGCGCCACATACACCCGATTGTCATTCGACGAGACATAACAAGACATAATTCTCCGTGTGAATTCTTTTCTGGAACCCCGGTCCTATTCCGAGAAATCCACGTCCATCGCGACCTTCGCGACCTGCAAAAAATTCCTTCCGCCGTGCCGGACCGGCCCGAAACTCACCTCGTAGCCGCCCGTGAAAAACGCCCCCTGCCCCCACGTCCCGCGATTCGCGTCCAGCACCTGGGTCACCGCGTCCACGTAAAGCCGGAGCTGCTCTTCGATTCCCTCCAGCCGGTCCTGCGAGACGCCCACCTCCACCACCATGCGCACTTTTCCCGAAAATGTCCGGAATTTCTCCGTCAATAAATTCTGGACTCGATCCGAATACACATGAATTCTCGGATATTTCGTCACCAGAGCCTTTTCTTCCAGATCGAACGGCACGTTCTGGTCCACGATGTGCCCGGCCGGGATGGGCGCAAGGGAAACTCCCGCTTCGCTCCCTACCTGAGTGATCGCCGCGCCCAACCCCTTTTCCCCCGCGGTGAGAAACCCGACCATCTTGCTCGTTGCTACGCTCGCCGTGGATGCCATTTGCTATCCCCGCCTCAACATAAGGCCGCCCACCACGTATGTGTCGGGGATCTGGCCGGTGCCGGCCGGGGTCCCTGCCACCAAACCCGCCGGCGGCAGTGTGAAGCTCGATCCCAACGGAATCGGCGATGGGTTCTGAAGCGTCTCGCTTCCCGGCTTGAGCCCCATGTAGACGTTGAACCCGATCGCCGCCGCCGGAGGATTCACCGCTGTCACCACCGGCACGCTTCCCGCCGGCGACTCGTAGGTTGTCTCCGCACTCGGCGCGCCCTCCGCGTTCGTTCCCGTCCCGACCCATGTCACTTGCACGTAATAAATTGTGTCCGGAAGCGGACCCTCCACAAAGTTAAACGTCGGCGGTTGCGCCTCCGGAATCGGCGTGTACACTAGGCCGATCCCGTAGCGGAACGTGTGTTCCCGCGCATTCCTCGATAGTTCGTGATACTCTTTGGACTTCGCCTGGTACCGGTCGTTAAGCTGGTTGTTGAACGCGTCCCGGTATACGATCTCCAGCGTGTGGACCGCGTGCCACCGCTTCAGTTGCGGCGTCACAACAACGTCTGAGACCCCCAGCGTTCTTCGCATCCCCGATAACGGATCGCTCGACCGCGTGTGATCCAGCAGGAGATCCAGAATGTCCTCCGAGATCTCCTCGGTCGCCAGGTTCAGCTTCACATCCAGTTCGATGCGCTCCATATTCGCGACATTCAGAATCGCCGATTCGTATACCCTCAGGTCCTCGGTCGTGTTGGGACTTCCATCAGTCAACAGCATGTGTTATCCCTTTTTCACGTCGGACACGCGATCTTTCCTCACCCCTGCCGGGACTCGTTCTGTTTCCGCCGCGTCGCTCATCAACCGCCACTGTTTCTGCTCCTGTGCGCGGAAGTTCGCCGCCACCTCCGGGCTCGCTAAATCGGCTTTGCCCTCGGCCACCAGCTTGGCCGCCACCGCGCGCGGAACCTCGCTCTTTACGCCCGCCCGGCCGCCGTCCGGAGTCTCCCGGCTCACAATTACGGCGAAGGGTTCCCGGATCTCCGCTTCGATGCTTCGAATTTTTTGATAATAGACGCGCAAATCCATAGCGAAGGGAGCAGCCAGAAGGACCTGGCTGCCCGATCCTCTCCCTAGCTGTTCACCTGCACCGCGAAGTTATTTCGCAGAACGCCCGCCCCGTACAGCACGTCCACTGTGAATTGCTGCGCCAGCGTATTCGGCTGATAGCTCATCGTCACGCGCATTCCGAAGTTGCCGAGTTCCGCGTACTCCGCGATCGCACCGGTCCCCGGCAGCGGCTGCGGCAGGCGCCGCACCACCAGCCCGATCGCATCCCGCGCGAACGCCAAATTGTGCGTCGTCACAGGATTGCTTCCTGTCTTCGCCACGAACTGCGAGCGGAAGATATAAAAGTCCTTCATCTTGCCGACCGCGCCGTCGATTAATGCCCGCAAGCCCGCTTCCCCGGCCGTGTTGAATTCGCTGAATCGCGGGATCTGCCGCAGCGTCGAATACGTGCCCGAGTCCACCACCAGGTACTTCGCGGCGCTCGCCGGAACTTTCGCCGTGAACAAAGCCGTCTCCGCCGCATCCACCACCGCTTCAGTGATCGCCGTTCCGCCCGCGCCCACCGGCGCATTCGCCGTGAACGACGGGTACAGCGTCAGCAAGTCCGATTCGATTCGCTCCGCCAGCGCCACCACCGCCGGCTGCATGTACAGCTTCAACAGATCCGGTACCGCCAGAACCTTGGTCACGTCGGGAATCTGGAACGTTGCCTCCGCGTGCGTGTTCAGCACGATCTGCGCGTTGCCCAGGCTCGGGTTTTGCAGCGTCACCGTGCTCCCTTCCGCGATGTTATTGGCCACTAGAGTCGGCGGAATCGGCACGTTGACCGTGTCGCCCGCCTGCGCCAGCACCGGCTCATAGTCGCGATTGACCAGGTTCCCCATCACCAGGTTCCCCATCAGCGCGGGCAGCGCATCCGCCGCCACGAGCTTGACAATCGCAGTCGCTACATTTGTCGAGGTAATTGCTCCCATCTCTACTCCTTGTTCCTTCCTTTTTCGCCTTCCGTCTTACAACCCGCGCAGCGTCTGCGACGCCACTCTCGCGATCTCCTGCCTCACCCTTTCAAGTTCCTCCGGATCCATCCCCGGCTTGATCTTGTCCACGTCCACTGACCCCTGCCCGCTCGTGCTTCGCTGGCCCGCCGGCGCCCCCGATCCGCCGGCCAGCCTGGCCGGCAGCAGTTCCGGATTCTCCCCGACGAACCGCGTTAGGTACTCCTTCATCTCCGTTCCGTCCTGTGACACCAGCCGCCCGTCTTCTCCGCGCACGATCTCGTCCCGCACCGCCCGATATGCCAAATCCACCTTCGCGACGCCCAGACGTTGCAGTTCGGCGCGAATCGCCGAGCCTCGCTCAGCCTGCTCGGCCTTCGCCCGAGCCCTCTCGTTCTCTGCCACCAGTTCGTTGACCCGCCTTTCCAGGTTTTCGCGCCTCCTCCGCTCTTCCGCCAGCTCGGCCTTATACCCCGGCTCTGCTCTGCTGTGTTCGCTTCGCACGAATTCCTGGATCACTAACTGCACAATTTCCCGAATATCGTTCCTTTCTTCGGACATTTATGTCTGAACCCCCTCGATTTCCGCCGCAATCCGGTCTTTAATTTCTTGGCGGCTGTCACCCAGAAATTTGAGCGCCAGCTTTTTGAACACCTCTTTCTTCAACGTGGGCGACTCCACTCCCAAGCTCAGCAGCTTCGCCGCATCCGCCAGTTCCATCGAGAAGTCCGAAATGTCGAATTCGTCCATCCCCGTCACCCCGATCTCCAGCCCGTCCTCGCGGGCCGCCCCGACCGCCCTTAGTACCCTTCGCGCCAGGTCCTTGACCACGTCGCCATAGGCCCGCAGCACCTCTTGCGTAATCGCGAAGTCCATCTGCTTCGAAAGACCCGAAGACCGCGCGCTCTTGTCCAGCGACCCTCCCGCCTGCGGCAGGTAACACACCCGGTAAATCTCTTCCTGGAGGCGCGTCAGATTGTCCGCCGCGATCTGGTAAACCTTTCCTTCCGGCTCCGTCCATCCGAACCGGTCTCCCGTCCCGAGTTGAATGTAATAGCTCTCGCCGACCATCTGGCTCCAGTCGCGGTCGGAATAGACCACCGGCATCGCGAACAGCCCCATAGTTAGCGCCCACGCCAGCGCGTTCGACTTATTGAAATGTTCTAGTTGCAGCGAGCCCGCGCGGTTCAGAATCCACAGACCCTGCGGGATCCGCAGCGCGAACAGCGGCACCACCCCGAGCTTCGCCAGCCCGTGCGTACCTTCATCCAACAGCCTCGGCCCGCTCTCCAGGCCCGTGTCCTGCGAACTCGCGTAGATCCGGAAGCAATGCTTGTCGTAATACGCCCACCGCTTCTCCGTCCGCCAGCCTCGGTCCCCGACCTTGTCTTTCTTGAGCGTCTTCGTCCGGATCACTACCCAATCGAAATTCCCCCGATCGTCGAGGTTCCAATTGATGACGTCGTCGGCCGCATAGTCCACTAGGTATGCGCGCGAAGCCCCGGCCGCATCCTCCTCCGCACGCGTGCCGAACTTCGCCGAAGCTCTCGGAAAATCCACCAGCGTGTAGCTCGCGCCTGTTATCAGCCCTTCGATGAACTGGCGGCGGAAAAACTCCGCCAGGTGCGTCCCTTTGCGGTCTACGTCGTCCACGAACGATGCAAAAAAGCGCCTCGAAGCTTCGTTCTGCCCCTCGAACGTCAGGACCGGCTCCGTGCGGAACAGCGTTGCCGCATACCAGTCCACGATCGAACCCACGTAGTTCTCGTAAAACACCCGGTTCAGCCGCTCCGAGTAAACGTCTCCCGGCTCTCTCTGCCGCCGCACCAGATAGTCCTGCGCATTGACCCGGAACTGCTCCCCGCCCGTGTACAAATCGCGGTACCGTCTCCACATCGCCTTCTGCGCAACGTAGTCCGGATGCTCCTGATCGATGTCCAACACCTGTGCTCCTCTCGCTCCCCGCTTAGGTGATCAGCCTCTGGCTCCGGCCCAGCGGGCGCCGCGCCTGAAATTCATTCCACACCAGGTAGCCGAGCGCATCCGATAAGTGCGTCCGCTGCGAATCGCGTTCTTTATCGATCACCTGAGTCCCGTCCTTGTAAACCACTTGCTCCAGATCCCGGATCAATTCCGGGCATCGCTCCCCCACCATCAGCGACCGCTTGCCGCTGGCTGCCGCCAGCTTCGCGTTCATCAATGCCACTCGGTCCCGCACCGGCGGATTCGACTTCGCTACGCTGAACATCGCCTTCCCGTATGCGCCGCTGCCGAAGAACTTCCTGAGAATCTCTACATCCGAAGTTCCCGTTGTCTGCCGCGCAGTGCCCGTCGCGTCCGCATAGACCCATACCCCCGCCGGATGCGACGTGTACCGATTGGCAAACTCCTCGCACGCTTGGTACGTGCTCGCCGGGCTTAGAACAATCTCGTCGAGCACGTACACCATCTCGCCCCGAATCTGCACGATCACCGAGCACATCGGGTCAACATTGAAATCCAACGCCCACCGTAGCGGCAGGTCCCGGTCGACTTCGAGGGCCGCCACGTTTTCTTTCCGGTCGAACGCGTAATACACACGCCCGGCCTGCATGCTCAGATATTCCCCGAGGGCCTCCTGCTGATAGAAGCGTGCGTCGTAGCTGTTCTTCAGCCTCTCGTAGTAGTCCGGAATCCGGTCCAGCAGGAACCGGTTTTCGAAAGGCGTCGCGACCACCGTTTCATAACCTTCCACCGGCTCCGCGATGAATCGCTCATAAACCCAATCGAATCCCTTGGGCGTCCACACCGCGAAACCGCACAGTCGGCTTGCCTTCGGATCTCGCAGGCGCCCTTCCAGCCGGAGCCAGGCCTCCTCGGACGTGTACGTCAGTTCGTCCAGCCCGAACCACGCCAGGTTGCTGCCCCGTAGCCTCTCGAACTCTTCCACCGGCCGGAGCAGGATTCGCGATCCGGTGTCCCGCATCGCAATGTAATTCTCCGCGCGATTCAGCTCGTGCGGAATTTTGTTTTGACCCAGAATCTCCAGCAACGCCGCTAACGTCGCGTCCCGCAGCATCGGATACGTCGGCGCCCCGATTAGCCCCGTCCGTCCCACGTTTATGTAGGCCAGCTTGATAGCCTCCTGGCACAACGCTTGACTTTTCCCTGACCCGATCGGCCCCGAAAACCCCTTGAATCTCGCCTGCGACTCGTGAAATTTCTTTTGCGAAGGCAACGGATGGTACGCAATTTCCCTCTTTATCCATCCTTCTTCTCCGGATCCACCCATTTCACCTCGACGTTTTTCGGCTCGTTCTCATCGAGCTCTC